TCTCATGCCCATCATACCGCCTGGCATGTTCGACATTCCCGGCATACCACATTCGCCGAAGTCGTCTTCTTTGACTTTATATGTGTTGCCGTCTACTTCAAACTCAGATTGTCCTGCATCTTTAGCGGCATCTAATGCTCCACTAAATGCGTTGCCTTCGTTTGGCTCTTCTGTCATAGGCTGGTCTAGGTCGACCATGCGTTGCATTAATTCTTGAAAGTTCATATTATTTTCCTTTTACAGAACCAAACAACGATTTAGCTGGTCCCGGTTTTGCTAATTCTTCTTTCTTACCTTTAGGTGTTGATTTAGCTAATAGCTGATCATTTACGCCTTTATACTGCGTTAGTTGTGTTTCTTTACTTGCTTTAGCAATATCTTTTAAAAATGCACTCATGTACTTTTCACCAACTAGATTTTGATTATTCGATTTTTCGTAATCTTGAGCTAGTAATGCTTTTCCGTCTTTAGGAACTTCAACATGTTCTAATTCAAAGTTAGCTTCTTCGAGTGGAGTACGTACACGAATTGAATCTCTATTAACTCCAGTGCAATTTGCAATTAATTCAGCTAATACTGCGCTAGTTGCTGGATAATCTAATTCAACTTCAAACACTGTCATTGCTGCATTTTTGACATTGGGAAATTCTAATAGATTAGCTTGAATTGGAGTACTCTTGCCTTTAGTGAACTTAGTTACTTGAAATTTCTGTAATGCGGTTTCCATAACGTCCTCACAATGCTCGGGTAAATCCCCCGCAACTTTGATCTTGAATGCGTATTTCTTTTCTTCTGTACTTTCTTTTAGATATTCTGTAAATGATTTCATTGTATAATCCCGATGTATTATTTATTCATATTTTTAATCTTTTCTAACAAACTATTGCGATCTGTAATAATATAACCGTTACCTGGGATATCAATGCTGTCGTCTTGTCCTGCTTTTTGATCTATTTGCTGTTTTTTAAGCTGTAGTTCTATCATCTTAAGTTTTTTATCAATTTTAGCCGATTTTGCATCTATAGCATTTTTAAGCATTGTACCTGCAACTTCAAAGATTCGCCCGGAATACCTTGCTTCAACATTCATACCTAAATCCATTAGATCATCATAGGCATCTGTTGCTCGCTGTGCTAGTGCATCAAACTCTTGATCGCTTGCATCGCCTAGGCCTTTAACTTGGGGCAATGCCGCTGATATTTTATCAAACTCTGACAGGTCTCGCAATAGCGGCTGCGTTGGGGTTGAAACAGATTCAGGTTTTTCTGATTCTTTAACCAGTTTTTTATTTTCTGGTAAATTGAGCAATTCTTCAAGTTTCTTCATATTATTACTTATCTATTTCGACCGTTGACAAATAAGTCTTTTTCACTGATAATTCTAAATTTTATGCCTTGTGCTTTACACCATGCTTGAGCAGCCCGCCATTTAGCTATATTACGTAGGTACTGTATTTGATTATTCTTGTTCTTTCCAACTTTTTCTCTAATAGTCTGATTTTCTGGTTTTACTTCAATTAGTTCAACAAACATCTTTCCAGTCTTATCTACATACTGTATAAAAAAATCAGGTATGTATATAGTTTGCTTGCCGGTAATTGGACAGCGGTAAGGAATACTAATTGCTTCGCTTGCCCATTTACTTACACTAGGGTGTGTATCACAAAATCGCATGAATGTAAACTCCCAAGAACTTCTGTATGTAGGAGTTCGATTTCCTACATATTTTTCTGGGTTAGTTATTGCAAATTTACCTTGTGCAAACCGACTCATGGCCTAATGTTGCGACTTTCAGTAGTTTCTTCTACTGTTAAGATTTTATAACCTAACGTGCTAGTTCGACCTCTGTAGGCGTTCAACACTTCTGTGACTACAGAACTAAGTTGCGCATCATTGACGGTTTTTAATGTATCTAATAATTGAAATACATTAACGTTATCTAATCTTGCTTGATTTAACAATACAATGCCTGTACTCCTTGCACTTTCTATATCAAATCCTCTTTTTAAAAAGAATCCAACAACGGCATCTATTTGATTTGATGGAAATGTTACTTGGTGACGGAAGTACTTGTCAAAAAAACTTTTAACTTCTTCACCACTATCTGTAATTTCTTGAGTAGGTAAACTAGTAGACATTACGGTTCTCCTCCTAAATTACTTATTGTAGCTTGAGTCGATGCTGTGGGATTATTGACCGGAAAACTAATATTTTGTATGCCGCTAAGACCAATAGATGATATCGACTGTAGCCCTCTAATTGCAATATTAGTTAGTTCGGATCGTACTCCGACGGAGGATAACGATTTAGCGTTCTGATAAGTGTTAACGGCAGTAATTGCCGTTGATATGAAATTTGCAGGGCTATTAAATGCACCACCACTGCCTAACGAGCCAAATACCGCTTCGGCTCCGGCTAGTACACCGCCTTGACCAAATAGTGTCCGTGTGCCGCCACCTAATAACGATAGCGGACTAGGTGTGTTGTCGTAATGCTCTTGTGCAAATCCGGGCGGATTGCCTTGCGATACAAATCCGGTATTGTATGCCACAGATTCGTAGGCTAATTGCATTGACTGTTCGCCAGGTGTGCTTGAAGAAGAATCAAGGCTATCGTGATTCCATGATGTTATAGTTGGGTTAACTAATCGATAGCTGTACCACGCTTTCTTTGCTAGTTGAAATATTGTTATATCATTAAAGAATGGTATAGCACTGTTGTTATCTAGACCGTATCTGCCACGTATGAAACTAGATGATTTCATAGCTGTTCTATTATACGCTCCCGGAATATTAGCAGCTGTAGTATCCCCGAAGTAATACCCGTAATAGTTTTGCCATAGCTGACCAACTACACCTAGGTTGTCGTCGTGAAATCTAATTGTGATAGGCGTATAATCTAATTTAACCTGTACTACTTTTTTTCTATTATACTGATTAAGTGTTTCTGTTTGAATTGTAAATTTAGGTAGCTCTGCTGCCTTGACCAACATGTTAATTTCGTTCTGATGTTGGAATTTAAAATTTAAACTTTTAAGAGCGTTAGTGTTGATATTAAAAAATACGTGATATAAAAATTTAGTTTTTGGGGCTAATCTTAAATCACTATCAACAAATAACCTAGAAGCGTGTTGAAAATCCCCAACGTTGCCGCGGGGGTTTAGTACGCCGTTAATAAAATATCCAAGAGCTTTACTAGTCATACTGTTATTTATCGGTTAGAATAAACTGGGTAGTTAATGTTAAGTCACAAAAAAAGGCTGTTGCCAGCCTTTTTTGTTATTTGCCTGCGCCAGTTGCCAATGTGTTTATTGTACGACCGATTGCAGTTCCTACGCCAGTTCCTTGCGGACTTTGTTGTGCGTTATCATACTTAATACTCATACCAATTGTAACCGCTTCGTTAGCACTATAAGATAAATTCTGATAGTTAACGTTTTCTAAGTAACAACCATATAATTCCCAAGTCTCTAATACAGTTGGTGTATTTGCACCGTTACCGCCGTCTAAAATTTCAATTCTTGTTAAGAATTTGTAGTCAATACCACTTGCTGCAGAACTCATTTCAAAGAAGTCGAACTGCTTCTGTAGCTGTTCGCCTACTAGTTTTGCAACAGCGCCTGTAACGTCATCACGAACGTTAAGAGCTACAGGGCTCCATGTGTGTTTGCCTGCCATGAATACACGTGAATTATAAGTGTCAAGTGTAATTGCATCAAACGCAACTGTCGGTCTTGCGATATCAACAACCATTTTAGTTAATTCGGTTGTTGGAGTGCTTACGCCAAAGTTTTCTAACATCACTCTAAAGCGATATTTTAGCTTCGGCATCAACATACCTTGTGTGCTAGAAGACTGATCGCTAGCTAAAGGTACTGTAAATTTTGATAGTGTTGAAATTGCCATTTTGTGTTATTCCTTTAAATTAACCTAAACCTTTAATTTCGCCAGTGTTCTTAAGTCTTAGCGGAATGTAAATAAATTCTACCGCTTTAACAGGTTCAATAGCAATGTCGATGTACAACTCGTTACGATCGATTCTTGACGGTGTGTTGTTACTTTCGTCACACACTACAAGGTAGTCATAAAGAGCACGTTGACCAACTAGTTCTAGTAATAGGCTTTCTACAGCACCTTTAATTTCATCACGAGTAATTTTATCGTTTGGCTCAAAGATGTAAGGTTTAGCAAGAGCATTTAACTGTCTACGCATATACACTACTAAACGTGCTACGTTAATACGATCCAATGCGCTTGCAGCACGGGCTCTTGTGTATTGACCGTAGTTAACTAGACCAGTGCCTGTGATAAACGTGATTGGATTAACTTTAATGCTAGCCATAGTATCACGTTGTCCAACATTTAATGCAACTGAGTTAAATTCGCCTTCTGCATCTACGTATCCAACTGCTGTTGCGTTAGTAATACCACCACGACGTACACCAGCTGGTGCAAACCATGGGTAAGCAACTTGATCGTTTAGAGCAATAGTACGCATGATCATGTGGCTTGGAGGAACAACTACGTTATTACCAAAGTTGTCACTTGTGAATCCCCATGGGTAGAAGAAACCAATGTATTCGTCACTAGACACAAGACCTAAGTCGTTGTCTTCTAGTGCTAGTTGTTGGTTAGTACCCCAGTTTAACAATGCTGTTGCATTGCTTTCTAAACGTGCAGGAGTATCTGCTACAACAAATGCTGTCAATCCACGATCGTAGTTTAAGCTGATTAGCTCGCCTACTAGCTCAGGATATCCTGGGCAAGCAATTAAGTTAAACACTCTAGCTTCTTCGTCACGAATCTGTTGATTACTGTTAACTGTAGCTTGAAGTGCTTGTACTACAACTTTACGCTGTGCCTTACGGCCAAATGTACCAGATCCGTCATCTTGGTTGCCGCTGATTGTTACCCAACGATGCGGATAATAATCTGCCATAGATTCGTCGTTGTTACGTGTATTGTCGCTTTCTAGATCAATATAGTTAAGTTTAAATTGCTTAACATTAAATCCTGAACGGCGAAGATTCCATAACAGCATACCTTTTGGATACAATGCTGCGTCAGGTGCGTCGAAGTCTAAGAAATCACTAGATAATAATTCTTCAATAGTAGATTCTGTAAATGATGCACCAATACCTGCATCTGTCCAACGTGCATCAGCAAACAAGCAACCATCTTCTGTGCTTTGATCGGATGTATCAACTAGGAACCATCTTAATAGATCTTTGTTGTACTTGTAAATTGTTGGGAAGTTTTCCAAATCACCAGTATCAATCCATAAGTCGCCAGTTTGTAGGGCGCCACCGTCTGGATTTAATTCAGGCTTAGTTGCACCAACAATTGGACCCATGGACCATGGTGCAGTACCATCCCATGGATAGTTCTGATAACCTACCCAGTTAGTACCATCGTGAATCATAATGTCAACTTCGTCAATAACTGAACTGTACCATAGTGTACCGTCTGCAGTTAAGCTAGTTGGAGAAATACTAGATGCAACATAGGTTAGTTGTTTCCATAGACTAGCAACTAAATCGTGATCACCGTCGTCATCAATATACAAATTAGTTGTATAGTTACCTTCACTGCCTGGAGCGCCAGTGCTGGCTGATGGATTAAACGGAATGAATCCTAAATCACCTAATGGTGAATTTGTGCCGTCTGTTAAGTGGATGTCACCGCCTAATTCGTGTACTATTACTAATCTATTTTGAGAATCAACTGATGCAACAACATTTGAAGTTGCTGGCATCGATGAGTTAATTGCGCCTGCTACTTGAGCTGCGTTTGCAGCACCTGCTGCAACAATTGTGAAGCTGATAGTAGTTGCGCCACTTAATACAGCTGAATTTTTAGTTGTCTCTGCAATAGTAAATGTAGTTAAGCCGGTATCTAATGTTGTAGCATCAACTTTAACAGACTTAATTGTTGTAGGTGCAGCTGACTGTCTACGGTAAATTTTAAAATCTGCTAGAGGTACTGGACCAACTTCGCTAATATTGTATTGAACATACAACTGTCCAGCTGCTAAGTTTGTACCACCGCCAGTTTTGTCTAATTTAAATAGTGCTTCTGTAGAATTTGCGTATAACGGAGCATCTACTTCCTCAAATGATTCAGTTGTGCTATTCCAACGTTTAGCTCTCCAACGAGACCCTAGATTAGGTTCTGTTGTTTTAATCCATACAGATCCAGTGACAGCGTTTAGTGCAGCAGCTTTCCACTGAGGAACATTTGTATGTGGTTGAATTGCTAATTTAGGTGCTGTAGCAAAACTAGCAACCCAATCTGTACTACCAACTTGTACCCACTCACCTGCAGAGTTTCTGTACCATACTGTCAATGGATGATGAAGATTTAAATCTGGATCACCGAAGGATACATCGCGTGTAGTAACAACGGCATAACTTCCGTTTTTACCAACCGAGCTTGCTGGTCCGCCAGTTCCGTTATCTACTTGGGTTGGGTCAGTAATGACTAATGGAATTTTATTAGTAAATGTTTGGCCGCCAGTAGTCGAAGCTGCTGCACCATTCCACTCAAAAATACCCCATTTAGTATTGGCTGTGTCTAACCAGTAAGTTCCGTTATTTGGATCTGCTGCTGGAGCATCTGCGGATGCATTTAATTGTGTTAAGTCGAGATCAGCACGTACAACAAATGCACGATTGCTAACGCCCAATAAACTGTACGCAGCTTGTAGACCGTATTCGTTCTGTTCACCAGCATGAATTGGATTATTGTTTGCGTCTGTTTTAAATAGCGGATCGCCAAATGTGTCGGCAAGATCTTTCTGACTTGTTAATAGATATACTTGGCCGGCGTTGGCCTTCAATGTACCTGGGGCAGTACCATCGCCTGCTCCATTTGATTTGTTCTCGGCAGTCGCGACAACGATCAATGGAACGGTGCCAGGTTCTGCTGGAGTGTAAAATGATTCGTCAATAACTTTGACTTCTACGCCTGGTGAACTTAATGCCATATTAGCTTCTCCTAAGGGTTTACTTGTTCTAAATGTATTTAGCGCATTTGGATAAAATAGTCTGTCTAATAGCCTCTAAAAAGGGGAAGAAAAGGTGTGCATAAATACATTATGAGACCTTTATGTATATGTGGATACAATCCTGCAGCCGTTAACTATGTTAAAAACGGCCGAACTTACTACAGACGTAGGTGTGAAGCTTGTTTAAAAGGTGGGGAAGTGATCCCTAAATGGTATAAGGATGGTTACAGATTAAAGAATGTCTGTGATAAGTGTTCGTTTAAAAGTAAATTTAAAGAACAGTTTAACGTGTATCACGTTGACGGGAACCTAAATAATAGTAGGCCCACAAATTTAA